CTTTTCTAAGAATCTATATATTTTGATTCCATTTTGGTCACAATAAGTTTTTAATTTCTTATGTGACTCTTCTGATATTTTTAAATTTTTAATCTTCATAATAAGGTAGAAAAAAGTAAGAAAAAATTCTTACCAATCTATAAATAGTTTTTATTAAGTAAAGATTTTGTGGATTTTTATAGTATTTATCAATAAAAATAAATTACTTAAAAAAGTTTAATTAAAAATGGCAACAGCAAACAAAGTATTCGTTTCACCTGGTGTATATACATCAGAGAGAGACTTATCATTCGTTTCACAAAGTGTTGGGGTTACAACTTTAGGTTTAGTAGGGGAGACTTTACAAGGACCTGCGTTTGAGCCAATTTTTGTGACGAGTTATGATGAATTTACAACATATTTTGGTGGAACAACCGCTGAAAAATTTGTAAACACACAAATACCAAAATACGAGGCGGCGTACATCGCTAAATCATATTTACAACAATCTAATCAATTATTTGTAACAAGAGTTTTAGGATTATCAGGTTATGATGCCGGTCCATCTTGGACTATATCAACTGTTGCAAATGTTGATTGTTCTACAGTTGGATTAGGTGGGAATTTCCAAATAAACAACGCTTCTGGAGATGGTGATTTCTTTAAATTTAATTGTGTATTGACAGGAACATCGTCGGATGTATCATTAGAAGTTTCAACTGTACAATCTTGTGGTGGTACTCCTTTTAGCTACGCACCAATAGACCAAATCTATCCTGACTTAGCTGCAAAATTGAATACTCCATATCTAAAATACGATGGTACAACATCAACAATGTATCAAGATATTCAAACTTTTATTTTTAATAGGTTTGTTACTAATATGAATAGTAATTGGAATGGAGGAAATGGAACGGTAGAACTAAATGCTGATATCGTTGAAAATTCAGCAATTGTTTTTGGTCCACTAAGGTCAACACAATACGCAGGAATATCTAGTTTTACAGCAATTACAGACGCTTTTGGTGTTGGACAATCTAATTTAAATTTCTCAACCATTGATACTTGTAATGGATTAAATGATGCTTGGTTTTATTCAAATTTCAATAATAATGGAGATGGAACATATTCTGGATTTTCTTTCATAGTATCTGCAACAAGTTTATCTGACCAGGTACCGTATAACACCATAGAATGTGATGGAGCAAATGCAACGGCATCAGGATTCATAGATATAGGATTCCAAGTTTTTTCAGGAACTCCATACACAAATTATGACAATTTAGTTATTTCAACACTAAGGTCAAGAGGTATTTCAACCTACAATTCAACAAATGATGGTGTAAAATACCAAGTTTCAGGTTTAACTGACTTAGTATTAAATTCGTCAGGTTCTTATTCGGCAATAACAACAAATCCTTTTGCAACTTTTGAAATTTCAGGTTTGACTTACAATAATGAGTCTTTTGAGTTCGAAGTATCATTAACTGACACTAATTCAAATTATATTAACAAAGTTTTAGGTAAAGATAACTTTGGAAAAAATAGAGTTGAAGTACCCGTGTTTGTTGAAGAAACATATCAAATATTATTAGCTTATGGGTACGATAAAGGATATATTAAAGGATTAAACACTTCTTTATTACCTTTGGACAGAGCTAAGAGTGAATCTGATACTTCAATTTCAAATTATTTGGTAAGATATCAGACTCCAGTAACTCCTTGGTTTGTTTCAGAATTAAGAGGTAATCAAGTTTATCAGTTATTTAGATTTATCTCAATTTCTGATGGAAACGCAGCGAACACACAAATTAAAATTTCAATTGGTAACGTTTCTTTCAATAATGGTAACTTTGATTTATTTGTTCGTGACTTTAATGATACAGATGCGAACCCTGTAGTATTGGAGAAATTTACAAATTTAACAATGGACTTCAATGAAAATAACTATATTGCAAAAAGAATCGGTAGTGCCGATGGAGAGTTTTCGATACAATCTAAATACATCATGTGTGAAGTTAATGTCGATGCACCTATAGACGCGTTACCATGTGGATTTGAGGGATATGTTGTTAGAGATTACGATACAAAAACGCATCCATTCCCAATTTATAAAACAAAGTATTTTTTCCCTGGAGAAACAATCTTCAACCCTCCTTTTGGAACTGCTATTGGAGTTGATAATCCTCAGAGAATTGCCGGTGGGGATAATGTTAGAAGAACATACCTAGGTTTCTCAACTAATTTAAGTTTTGGTGTCGATAGAGATTTCTTACAATTTAAAGGAAAAGTAAATCCATCGACAGGTTTTGATTGTGGAACTGACGAATTTGCCTTTTCTAATTGGGACTACATAACAAAAGGTTTCCACATGGATAGTGGAGCAACTGTTGTAACTGTTCCTTACTATTATCAAAATAGTGGTCAAACGTTCTTTGAGGTTGGTAGCGCAAGTTTCAGTTCTGAACCTACTTCAGAGACAAATCCTTATTTCAGACTTTTTGCTAGAAAATTCACGGCAATGTTTTATGGTGGATTTGATGGGTGGGATATCTATCGTGAATATAGAACAAACGAAGACAGATTCAAATTAGGTTCTGCAGGATATAAGGCAGGCGCCAGAGCGTGTACTCCTTATTTAGATGCAACAGGATGGGGAGCGTTCAGACCAATAGTTGTTGGTGACAACGCAGTTGATTACGCAAATACTGACTACTATGCGTATCTAATTGGAGTTCAAACATTTGCAAATCCTGAAGTTACTAATATTAACGTTTTAGTAACACCTGGTATTGACTATGTTAATAACTCAGAATTGGTTAAATCTACAATTAGTATGGTTGAATTTGATAGAGCTGACTCTATCTATGTTACAACAACACCTGACTTTGATTTGTTACAAAGTTCTACATCTATGGATAATTTAATTTATCCTGAAGAAGCGGTAACAAACCTTGAAGATTCAGAAATTGATTCTAACTACACTGCAACTTACTATCCTTGGGTTTTAACTCGTGATACGGTTAATAACACTCAAATTTACATTCCAGCAACTGCTGAGGTAACAAGAAACTTGGCATTAACTGACAACATTGCGTTCCCATGGTTCGCAGCGGCAGGTTATACTCGTGGATTGGTAAATGCGGTTAGAGCTCGTAAGAGATTAACACAAGAAGATAGAGATGTACTTTATAAGGGTAGAATCAACCCAATCGCAACTTTCAACGATGTTGGAACTGTTATTTGGGGTAATAAAACTCTTCAAATCAGACAATCTGCACTTGACAGAATTAACGTTAGAAGATTGTTATTACAAGCTCGTAAATTGATTTCAGCAGTTTCTGTAAGATTATTGTTCGAACAAAACGACGCGATTGTAAGACAACAATTCTTGTCAGCGGTTAATCCAATATTAGACTCAATCCGTAGAGACAGAGGTCTTTATGACTTTAGAGTTGTTGTACAAAACACACCTGAAGACTTAGATGCTAACCAATTAGTAGGTAAGATTTACATCAAACCAACAAAAGCGTTAGAATTTATTGACATTGAGTTCTTAATCACTCCAACAGGAGCTTCGTTTGAGAATATCTAATAAACAACTAAATATTAAAACCCTCACAGAGATGTGGGGGTTTTTTATTTTACTTAATATTTATAGATATGAATTTAGTAATTGTAGAAGGTTTTGGTGATATGGATGAACTCACCCCTGACATGAAATATTATGCTTTTGATTGGGATGATAATTTAATGTATATGCCAACAAAAATTATTTTAAAAGACTCTAATAGTAATGAAGTTGGTATGGGTACTGAAGAGTTTGCGGAATATCGAACTCAAATTGGACAAGAACCTTTTGAGTATAAAGGAAAACAAATTGTTGGATTTTCAGAAAACCCTTTCAGAAATTTTAGAGTTGAGGGAGACAAAAGATTTTTAATTGATTCGATGATGGCAAAACCAGGACCCGCATGGCAAGATTTTGTGGAGTGTGTTAATGGAGGTTCAATTTTTTCAATCATTACTGCTAGAGGTCACAACCCAAAAACTTTGGCACTTGCGGTTAGAAAACTTATCGATGGTAATATTAACGGACTTTCAAAAAAAGAACTTGTTTGGAATTTAAGAAAATACAATAAAATCGCCCAACAAAATCCAGATGTATCTGATGAAAGATTGGTTGATTTTTATGTTTTTAAATTATGTAAATATTATCCTGTAACGTTTGGTGAAGGTTCCGCATCAAATCCTGAGGAGTTAAAAGTGAAGGCTGCGAAAGATTTTCAAAATTATGTTAAAAGTATTTCAGAAAAAATTGGGGGTTCTCCACACTTTAAAAATGACATATCTAACCGATTTGTACCTAAAATAGGTTTTTCTGATGATGATTTAAGAAATTTAAAAACA